TTCGCACCCTTCAGTTAGACAATATTTAGCAAAAGTCGGTGACCCGTTTATAAACGCGCCTTTTTCAACAAGGTATATATTGTCTTCCATGCCTTCCCTTGGTGACAAAATAACACGCTTGCCTTTTAATACGCCGGTTTCAATTATTCCTAGCTTCATATATTAAAACGTACCAATTGCTATCCATGCATACAGATAGTCATAATTAGCTAAATTTGTATTGTTTGTCTGAAATACGTTCATTGAGAATGTTGTTGTTGTGACTGCGGTTGCTGTCCCGACAATCCAATCCTGCCATGTTGATGCAAGACCGTCTGATGCTCCGCTTCCCGGCGCTGATCTTCCTGCGCCATTTGCTATGACCACCGGAGCTGCTGTAAAAGTTATGCCAAAAGTCACCGTTTCTGCTTTATACGATACCGACGCTCCATTTGCATTTATGAATCCCCATCCGGTCAAAATTACAGAGCTGTTGTTATAGGCGTTCGTCGTATCGCTTTGTCTTAACACTGCAATTTTAACAAGCTTGGATGTACCGGGTGTTATTGTTACGTGGTCTGCTGTTCCCGTTTGCGTTATTGCACCTGCCACCCTCATGACACCCTCTGCTGTTACGTCTGTCGCAATAACGTCGCCCGTGTCTATATCAAGGTCTTTACTAGCGTTTAAGACGGGTATGTTATTTGCCGTCGGTGTCGCGTTTGCATGGTACCCATCTAGCGTGTCAGCGTTACCTGCTGTGCTCACAGCATACTGATATGACACAAGCAAGACTGATCCTGTTACCGGAGCCGTGACAAAGGTTATGGTATTGCTGTCTGTTTCTGTGTAGTCCGCGCCCCCGCCCTTCATGAGCTGACCGTCTCTGTAGACCTGAATTGATCCGGCAACATAAGTAAAAGCAGTATCAAACGCTGCATTTGATCCATTTATTGTGCCTGATGGAGTTTCATTTGTGATAAATGAAGTAGATCCTACAGAAAATGTGCCTGATACTATTGAATAGTCTGCAAGTAATAAGTCTCCAGTTATCGGCGCCGTGTTCATCGTTATGGTCAGCCCGGATATTGTATAGTCTTCGGTCAATTTGAGCCTAATTCCGTTTTGGAAAAGCTTGACTGTTCCGCTTGTCGGCGTCTGTGAAAGAGTGAATGTGGCATTTGAGCTGTTGACTGATCCGCTAGGCGTTTCTGTTACAGAAGAAGAAACCTGCGGTAATGCTTCAACAGAATTCGCATCATATATATCAAAACTTGTCGTCACTGTCTGCGCTGTGGTGGCTGGTATGCCTTGTGCTCTTGTTATGGTAAGCGTTGTAGTACCAGCAGATGATGATCCACCCGTCACTTTGACTATTTCGCTATTTGATCGTGTAGGCGCAGCGCCTGTCGGTACTAAAACAGCCCAATAAGGGTACGTGTCCGGTAAATAAGCAGCGTTTGCGTCAGTCACGCCAAGAGAAGTACCCGAAGTAGCTGGACTTGGAGCTACTGATACTGGCACTCGCGACAAATCGGTGTGAAGTCTAGTCATAATTGACTAAGAATATAAGAAGAAACTATTTTTAGGCAAGTGCCATTCATTTTTAGGATACAAGGTACGTGAAGGAATTATGAGGGCCTTTTAAAAGGGATATAATGCAGTATCAATCTATATCAATGTGTATCACTCTTGGATCTTGCAGCTTTTTCGTATTCGTTGCTCTTTTTGACTAATCCAAGCGTCAATACGGGCTTCACTCCTTGTGTTTGCGCGAATGTGCACCATGCCGGCACGTCTTTCTTTAAACACTTAGAATTATTGAAGCCTCTCTTGTCCGGATACACGAAGGTAAACCATCTATTGAATCGTGGATCATCCCCGTACACTGCTTCTCGGATCGTGTAATAGTCAATGCCCGATGCTTCGCAGACGTCGTACAATTCTTGGCATTGCATCATCTTAAACGCAATGGCCCTATTTTCTGAAAGCTTGATGACTTCAGACTCTAGGCGCGTTACTTGTCGTATCTTAATACTTGCGTTATACGTCGTTGCATACAGATCTATGATTACCCGTCTATCTTCCGGATCCCCGCCAATAATCATGAATTGATTGTGCTTTTGGTCTAAGAGTGGATGATTTGGCGTTTCCCCAAGGTATTCCGGCTGGTGCAAAATGCGCTTATTCTTGTAGCTTCTTTGCCAAACGTCGCAGTCCCCCGGATTGACAGTTGATCTCACGACTATGTATTTGCACGTACACCAATCAATAATGTCGCTGACTATGCTTGTATCTAGTCGGCCCGTCGCTGAAAGTGGTGAGGGTACGCAGACGAATGCCACGTCACACGCGTTTACCTGTTCTTTCGTTCCTATATGTCGCGTGTATGAGTACGCATCAGGAAAGAGCTGAAGCATTGCTTTTCCGACCCATCCTGTGCTACCGATTATTGCTACTTTCATACAAGTGTCCAATCTATTGCTAAATAGTCGCCGTCTGAGATGATCCATTTGTGGTTATTACCCTTTGTATGAATCATGACAAATCCATCCTTCATGTACCCATATTCTTCACTGTTTTCCCATGCGACGCGTGTAACTTTAGCGCCTTCTATCATGCATCTTACGGCATCGTAAAATGGCATTTCAACTTTATTCTGTTTTACTGTCTGTGGTACTGGGCTCTGGTTTTCCATCGGTATTTTCTTTAACTTGTAATTTTTCCTTGCGTGCGTCTTCTTTTTTCTTCTCTTCTTCTGTGAGTATCGCCCGGACTATAAGGCCGTTATTAAGATTAGGCACCTTTTCTATAATAATTACTTCCGGGATAAAGCCGAATTGCTTTTTAAGGTGTATAGCTTGAAATCGGCGTTTATCTTTGTCTTTTAACTTAAATATAGGAGTATTCTTTACGCGAATGTCCGGCTCGTTCATCTTTTCATCCATAAGTATTATTTAATAAGTAATGACTTTGATTGTGACACATTAAGATCTTCCGCCTTGTGCTTCGCTATGTACTCATCAATGGCCCGACGTATGTGCTCTGACACCGTGGCAAGCTTCATCTTCCGCATTTCTCTTACTTGTTGATTTGAAAGATAAAAGGTTTTTCTTACCATATATACACACATTATACATACATTTAATTTATGCTGTCAAGTAGTCTTTCGGTAACTTCACCCCTTTAATGCTATCAACCGATATTTTCTTTATAAATGGGCGTGTCTCTAGCGCTAGGTCGTATATTGTCTTTCGCTCCGTGCCTATATTAGCGATTCCCGTATCTCCGTTTATGACTCTATACAAGATCATGGGCGCTATGACATCCACGTAGTCACCCCGCGTGTACTGATCCGTAAACGCCGCGTCATGTGGAAACGGTCTAGGCTTAAAGAGTGTGCGTACTATCAAGTTGCACCGGTGATGCTTTACCACTTCTTCGGCTACTGCTTTTGTGTATGAATAGTAATTGAGCTTGTAGTTGTACACGTATTCGGTGGATATGTACACAAAATATGAGCTTGCGAATGCCCGGACGAGATTGTCCGTGGCCCGGACGTTTAAGTCGTATACCTTCTGTCTATTTCCCTTCTTTTCCGCGCTGACAAGATCTGTCCATGCAGCCGCGTGTATAACGACGTCCGGAATAAATGTGTACTTATTCTCATATAAATTAAGCTTCGTTATATCAAACTCCTTATGCGTCGGCGCGAATACATCAAATTGCGGGTATGCCTTAAGCCTTTTCTGCAATTCTGTACCAAGCAGGCCCGATCCTCCTGTTAGCAGCACTGTTAGTTTATTTTGTGTCATAGAATTTCTTTACATGATATATAACTTTGTCTACCTCTTCCCACGTCAATCCATAGTGGACGGGTAAGCTCAAGATCTCGCGCCATACCTTATTACTTACTGTAAGCTCGGTTTTCTCTCCTTTCTTCCAATACGTCATGAAGTTTAATGGTTTAAAGTGCACTGACGTTGCGATACCGTTTGTCGCTAAGTAGTCAGATAGCTTATCTCTCTCTTCACATTTCATTGTATAATATTGCACCGTGTGGGAGTGTACAGGAATTTGTATGGCTCTCACATTTTTAAATGCATCGTTATATGTCGCCTGAATAGCCCGACGCTTTGCATTCGTCTCTTCAAGCCGGCGTAGCTGTCCGAGCCCGATGACAGCCGTCAGATCGTTCATATAGCACTTTAGACCTTGCGCCTGCGTAATGTCATAGTCCCATGTGTATCGTTTTGCCCCCGCTCGCTCAAAGGTGTTCTTTTCTACTCCAAGCCACGTTAGCGTTCTAATCCTGTTGTATATCTTCTCGTCGTTCGTTGTAACCATGCCTCCATCTCCGCATGGCAACGTCTTCACTGCTTGAAATGACCAAATAGTGATGTCTGCGTCCTTTCCGGCCCCCGGCGTGTACATTGCGTGGGCTGCATCCTCTATGATGAGCGGGCAATAGTCTATACCCATTGTAGTCTCAAGGTGCTGTGTTGCCTTCTCGCGTATTGCTTTAATGTCGGCTAGTCTTCCGTGTGAGTCTACCGCGATGATCGCCTTTGTATCTTTCGTGATAACTAGTTTTTCAGGATCCAAGCAGAACGTATCCGGGTCTATGTCCGAAAATGTTACGTCCATGTTGTTCCACTCTCCGACGATCGCATCGGCAACGAATGTGAAAGGTGTGGTGATAAGCTCGCCACCCGATATATTGTATGCCTTTAGGCACAAATCAAGCGCTGCTGTGCCCGAATTGACTCCTATTGCATATTTCACCCCGACGTATTCTGCAAACTGCCGCTCAAATTCTAATGTTTTTGAAGACTGTCCCCACCAACCAGAATCAATAACATCAAGCAAATCTTTTTTGGTTTGCTCGTCCATCGTGGGTCTTAGAACCGGTATTAACTCATTCTTATGTGTTGTCATATTTCGTACTTTTAGAATTTTTAATTTGATTACACCTTTCAATATTAAAATAAATTACTAATTTCTTTAATATTCTTTACTTCTTTCCAGCCCTGACAGTTGCGCTGATCTCTAAACTCTTCTTTGCTCCACCGCGATCGCGTCAAGTTGTTCTCATGACGAATATCTAAAGACGGCTTTTCTGCAAAGTAACTTTCAGCCTTGTAATCGTCAACACGCTCTTTCCTTCTATTCGCGCCGGGCTCAAAGCCCATACGCATGGTGAAGCCCGTTTCTTTGATGCGCTTTACCTTTTCTTTATAGTGTTTAATCAAAAGATCCCGGTAAGCACAAATAAGGTTTACCTGATGTGTGTCGTAGTGTATTGCAAAGTTGTCGCTTGCTCTTACTCTCCAAAAGTTGAAGTCATAGTAGTACACATCTTTTTTAGGCGGCGTGAAGTCAAAGTGTGAGGGATCATACAGCACATCATGCTCGCAGAAGTAGATTATATCGGCTGTAGACTTCTCAAGAGCTAGTAGTATCTGCTCATGGTACGCCAAGTACCCGGATTCGCCCTTATACACGTAATTCTGGCCAAAATCTAATGGCTTGTGGGATACAGACACAATCGGTAAACCGGCCTTACGTATCTGCTGTCGTACTTTGTGGCCTAGCTTTATGTTTACTTTATTGTTTGTGTAATAGATTATGCCCTTAGTAGGCTCTGGAAGCCATTTGTAACCAAACTTTATTGTATAAGGAGTATATACACCGTCTAAAACCATGTCCGTATGTTTTTGCGCCCATTCATACCCTTTCTTATTCACATACTCAAGCATATCCTTCCCGCTTGCATCATGCCAATCCGGAAGCGGTTTAAACTTCTCAATAAGCCAAGATAGCGGATAGATCTGCTTGTCCCATGTATTGCCTAGGAATAGCTTTCTGCTGTATTTACGGGCCGCCTCTACTTGCTTGCCGGACTGTGGGTACGGAAAGCTAAAGTCTCCACCTTGCGTCCGGAATAAATGAGCGTACCAAGTCTTTCTATTTGTTACAAGCCGGCCTCCTGATAGCCACGTTTTGCACGCTATCTCTGTGCCTTGCTGACCCCATGATCCGTGTGCCTCATCGCATATATTAAGCTCCCAATACTTAGCGCGCGTAAGCATGAAGCAAGATCCTTGCGCTGACATAGTGTCCACAAGCACATCATCTACTGGCACTTGCTTCTTTCTCGCGCCGTGGTACTGAAAGTGAAGTGTAGTGTCAAATCTATAAAATTCACTCTTCCGGCTCATTCTAGGTTTCCAAATAACATCGCGTGTGGTGGGCTTTCCACAATCTTTGCATGGGCCCGATGGCCCCTGATAGCGCCTGTGCCCGTCCGGACACACCCAATCAAAGCCGTATAGGTTATACAAAGTGGGTATCATTGTATAGTTGTCCTGCATCTCGCTCATCATCTTTACATCAAAGCCCTCGTCTACTGTGCAGTGTGCGTCTATCTTCATTATGTACTTCGCCCGGCTCATCTCGCATAGCCTATTCGTCGCCGCCCTCTGACCCTGAGAAGTACCAAAATACACGACAGTCACCCGTTCGTGATCCTTGACCGGCGGATTCGCCCACTCACCATCTAGGCCCACTATGATCTCTGTGTTGCCTCGTATATTTTTAAGCAACTCTTCAACCGTTCTTGCTAGGAACATTTCGCTACGCGCCGGTATTAGTATTGATAGATCGTAATTCATATTATGCTCGTCCAACTGACATATAGGTCTTATCTGTTGATAACAGTAACAGGTCAACTTTGTGCTTGATTGCCGTCTCTATAAGGAATTTTAAAGCTGCGTATACATCAACAGTTGAAATGCTTTCGCTACGTGCTGTGTTTATATAATGAGGCCAATTTATGTGAAACGTGTACTTTTTACCCTTATCTTTTGATTGCTCTATTTCCTCCACCGCTTTATTGATTAAAAAAAAGAATTTAGACTTTTTCATATAAGAATGAAAGATCCCTATAATTACTTAATACCGCTGTATTCGGCTTTGTTTTCGTGTATTGATACACGTGCTTAAAATGAGGGTATATTTTTTGGTACCCAAAGAATCTATTTTGTTCTGGCTCACTATCGTGCAGTAATATGTACTGTGCTTTGTCTTGCAATCTTGTGGCTAATTCCCTTCTTGATACGCCGGGCCTATTGTCTATAAACACCACGTCCCAATCTATATAATCTGTGAGAAGATCATTCCAATTCTGTATGTACTTTATGTGGTGCCACGCGCAGTTATAGCCCGTAAACTTCTCGTACCAGTTACGGTCGTTTTCATATGAAACAACCATGCGACCCGTCTGCTTGCACATCGTGTGCAGCAACGTCGTGGAAAAGCCCATACCAAGCTCAAGAATAGGCCCTGTCGTCTTTTCTACTATCTTTGCAAGGATAGGTAAATGTGATGCGTATAGATCATCCTTTATCATTTGTATAGTTTTCAAAATATAATTTCATAGCATCTTCTGCTCGGCCCCAATACTCTAGTTCCTTTATCCTCAAATCTCCAAGTCTCTTTTTCTTCCCGTGATTCAAGTATCCAAATGCGTTTTCATGTGAGAATACGATAGATGGACACTTGCACATGAAAGTCTTTGTCGGTCTGACGGTAACGCCCAATATGTCTTCATAGCGCCCCAAATCACCCCAATACTTAATAAGCTTTTCTTCTTTTTCTCCTTGCATCATCCTTTCTGTAACCTTCATAAATCTCTCTTCAAGCGCTTCAATGAGTAGCTTCCTTGGCGCTATGAGTTGATTTACAACCATGCGATCATGCCGGAAAGAGAATAGGGCCGGCTTGATCCAAGTGAAGACCGATACCTTATTCATGTCATATAGGAACATACCCGGGTACTTACCTATGTATTCATTATGAAAATGCTCATAGGAGTAGAGGATGTCGTCCTCTGCAAGCGCCACATACTCTGTGGTGGCCGCCTTTGCGCCTTCCAAGATCTGTCTGTATATATTCAGGTGTGAGCGCCCTATGTCACCTATCACCACATTTGTCTCATCATCGCCTATAAACGATGTGGCCTTTTGAGACACAATAATTACGGGTAAATCTTCAATAGCTTTTATAAACTGTCTTCTTGTATTGTAAAGAAAATACGGATTCGTCTTTTCAAGATAGTTACTTGTGTAGTAAATGACTGTAAGATTATTCATGGGTGACTTTAAACTTATCTAACAGGAAAAGAAGACCCTTTGTCTGCTTATGCCAAAAGGGGAATACCGTTTTCCAGCCATGCATTGCCTTACTTGCTATCTCATCCGCCGTTTTGTCTAAGCTATACCCACGCCCCTCTGTCTTGTGCCAATGCGCGTACCAAGTATTCTTGTTTACTACCATCCGGCCCCCGGATAGCCAGCACTTTAATCCAATCTCCTGCATCTCTTTATAGAATGGCCCGTATGTCTTTTCATCAAGGAGCTCTAAGTAGTTATAGTAGTCGTGCTTCATGAACCAGCAAGAGCCTTGTGAGGTCATAAGATCCTCTATCTCGTTTGTGTGATCATAACCTTCATGATTACGTTCACGCCACTCAACACCCTTTAATGAGTTGTCTAGGTACATGTGATCTATCGGAGGCCGGTGATCGTGTATAAGCTCCCACTTCTCCGGGTCTAGCCTATATCGTCTTGGTACAACAACCCAATCATCTTTCATTTCTCCATTTTTTAATGCTATATCATATCCCTTCTCAAACATACAATGCGCGTCCGTTTTAAGTATGTATTCTCCACGGGCCACTGATACGGCCGTATTAATAGCATTTCTCATGCCGCGAGCTGTTGATAAGTGAATATAGTGCACGCGGTTATCTAGTACTATTTCCTCAACTTTTGGCCAATAGCCGTCTAGGACTATTAGTATTTCAAAAAGGCCTCTAGTAGATTCAAGAAGGCCCTGTACAGTTTTTTGTAGATATTTCTCATTACGAGAAGGAATAACTATGCTTGTCATTCCATGTATGTACGTCATGCATACATGATAGCAAATTGTTTAATCCGATGTCAAGCGTCAATTGAATGGATGACTTGGACTTGGCGAATTTGAGCTTGATACTGACGTACTTGGTGAAGTACTTGCACTTGGTGATCGTGATACCGATGTGCTTGGTGACAAACTCGTACTGGTGCTTGGTGACAAACTGACGCTTGAGCTTGCTGATAACGAAGCACTGAGCGATGCGCTGACTGATGGTGATAGCGATCCTGATAGGGATACGCTGATACTTGGTGACAAACTGACCGAAGTGCTTGCTGTCGGCGATATTGAGTGACTTGGTGAGCTTGATGCACTTGCTGATAAGCTTGGTGATCGTGATACCGATGTGCTTGGTGTAACCGAAGCACTGACTGATGGTGATAGCGATCCTGATAGGGATACGCTGACTGATGGTGATCGTGATACCGATGTGCTTGGTGTTGAGCTTGGCGTGGCACTCACACTTAGACTTGGACTGAGCGATCCTGAGAGCGAAACGCTTAGACTTGGCGATCTTGATACGCTGACGCTTGGTGAAAGCGAAGCAGAAAGTGACGGACTTGGACTTTCTGATGCTGATATTATCTGTCCACCCACTTGTGACCAAACTGCTGCTGTACTCGTTCCTGTATTCAGATACAAGTTATTGCCTGACTTATCTAAATCTCTGAAGAAAGCCCCTTGCTTAAATCCTGCATATCCCTCTGGTAGCGTGTTTCCTTCAGCTTCTAAAATAAGACCATTTGAATCTTCACGCACGACTTCATTCGTTTGATAAGGAAGTCTCGCTGCTAGAAAAGCAACCTCTGCTGCTGTCCGGCGCGCTGCGGTAATAGCCAAAATTCTGACTATTTCATCCTGATCTGCTTTTGGTAGTTGTGATATTAATTCAAATGTTGCCATAGTTTTGTTTTTTTATATAACCTTTTGCTACGCCGGCCTTTTTATTAGACCGGCGTAGCCATATAGTCTTAAGCAAACGTGCAGAACATTTCAGCTGCGAAATGTCGTCTCACGTCCGGTACTTTAGCACCGTACACGAACAAGTCTTTGTATGCTGTTCCGAAATCTCCCGGCAAATCTTCCTCAATGGTTGCCTCTAAGAGTTTTTCTGCGAACGTCATCCAATTTGCATGTCCTGCAAGTACGTGGAATCCATCAGTATTGTCGCCTGACAGTCTGTTTGACTTAAATACTTTGAATCCAAGCAGTTCAGTGATCATGCCTTTCTTAACAAGCTCTTCGTAAACGGCTGGCACATGAAGTGCTACACCTGTGGCTTGAATAAGTCGTGTCTCAAACTCCGGAGGAACGATTAGGAATCTGTCGCTGTCTGGTACAGATGACATTCCATTTCGCTCTGCCGTGTCTAGTTTTTCACGAAGCGCTGCGATCTTCTCAAGAAGATTCGTTTTGGTAACTGACACTACTGTGGCTGCCTCAATAACGTATGTTGAAGATCCTGCGATCACTCCGCCGGTATAGGCTGAAGTCACATCATCTTTGTCATCTTCAATGACGATTGAAGTTGCACCTGAGTAGGTCTTAACACGGTACCACGCTGTGTGTCCGTCTGCTTTAAAGCCTTTTCCAACCATTGCGGCGGTAAAGGTCGTTCCTGATCCGGTCACGTTTCCTGATGCATCAACTGCAACAGTTCCCGTGGTGTAATCAGTTCCGACACGATTGCCGGCGGCAACGTCACCATAAAATCCAAGGGCGTAAAGATCCATGTTTCTGTTTCTTTCATCAGCTTTCTGGACTACGACCGTAGAATGTGGGTTTTTAATATAGGACTTCCAATTGTCCAGCGTCTTCTCCTTCCAGTAGAAGGATTTGTACTGATCTATCGTCAAGACAGATGTATTCTCATAAAGAGAATCAGCAGAAAGCGCTACACCTGCGTATGTCTTTTCAGAAATACGTGCGATGTTGCCGACGTTTAACTTAGATCCGACGGCATTGATCTCGCCCTGATACTCGCGATTTACGATATAGTCAATAAGTGACTTATCATACATCTCTTTCAAGAGCTTGGTTGAGAAACCTTGAGCCAAGGTTGTTGCTCGTGCACTAGCCATAAAAAATGTAGAAATATTAATGTGAAGAAGTTTAGACTAGGCTCGTCGTGAGGTTTAGTATTCTTTCTAATAAAGAAGAATACAAGTAGGGTTTATGTACAGTCAAGCGCAATTTGATTTGGTTAGTCTATGTCTGATGCTATTTTGCCTGCTTTGACTAGATCCATCCAGCGTTTGTAGTCGGTCTGTTTTATGATCTCTGCGTCAGAAAGCGATATTTTGTCATTCTTCTTTGCAGATTTATCGTTTGGCCCGCCCGTCGGTCTTTCAAACATAGATCCTTTGTGCTTGACCTTTAAATCACGTGCATTACCAAGGAATGCCTGTGTGAGTAATTCAAAATCTGCGCCGCGTCGCGTTTCTTTCGTTGCAAACACTTTAAAATCGTCTTCTTTACCTTCAAGATCCGGAAATTCTGACAATGTTTTAGGATCAAGTATGTACTGATCAACCTTTGCATTCCACGCCTCTATGTTTTTTGTCTCGGCTACCACTGATCCAAGCGAAGCAAGTGCCTTTCTGTTTTTAAGAGTTTCTTTCGCCATTTTCTTCTGCGCGTCGTCCATAAGCTCCCAATCTGTGTATTCTTTTGTCATCTCATCATCAGTCGGCTCTGCTATTGCACTAGCCTGCTCTATTGCCTGAAGGAGTTTTTTTGACTGATGGTATAGAATTACAGACTCCCGTGTAGATTCGGAAAACTTCTTTTTGTAGTCAACCTTTTCTTCCTCTTTGTTTTTATCCCATTCTTCATCTGCTTTTTTAGCTTCTGTTTTAAAGGCATTATTAAGCTCTTCTACCTCATCAGCTTCCTCTTCTTCTTTCTCAACTGGCTTTTCTTCTGTCTTTGGCGTTTCTTCCTCTTTCTTAACCTCTGCTTCAATAGCTGGTTTAGATTCTTTCTCAAGCTCTTGCAGAGACGCATTAATTTGTGCATCTAATTCTTCTTTTGTAGGTTTTACATGATTAACTGGCATATATTACTGGCCCGATTACGGGGTTAGGTAAAATAATAATTTAAGAATTCTCTAAGACAAACAGTTCTAAGTCGTCTCGCTTTGCACGGCCCTTGCCTTTAGGCATATAACCAAGTTGCTTTGCTTGAGTCATAAGATCATTGTATTTCAGTTGTGCGATCTGTTCTTTTAAAGCAGCTTTAAGCGGCTCATCTTCCTTTTTAACCTCTTCTTTTATTTCTATTACTTCCGGCGTGGGCTGAAGAATATACTGATCTTCAAGTATTGCAGAAAACTTTTCTTCTTGCTCTGAAGTAAGGTAACTTCTTCGCGCTCGTAAGAAAGTTATGTTTGTGGGTGTAAGTTCATGCAGGCTTTTGTTTATAAGTGAGTTTAAGTAGTTTTGAGCTTCTTGATTCATATAGCTAATAATAATACAAACAGTATCACTTTGTCAAATATGTTAGTTTTTGCGCTTAATATTCTCCAACGCTTTCTCAAGCGCCGCTTTTGCTTTATCCGGGCCTGTGAGGAAGTCCTCAATCATCATGTAGTTGCGCAGTCGCGCTTTTAAGAATAAATCTTGCTCTTTTGTAAGGTTATATTTAGTAAGTTCTTCTTCAACTCCGCGCCTCATTTGAATGAAGTACATACGGATGCCTTCTGTCGTTACCGCATTATTCTGCAAAGCTACAAGCCATCCTGATAGCGTGTCCTGTTCGGACTTTGAAAGGTCTTCATACTTTAGATTAAATCTTTTTAGTATTTCGTCTAGCATAAGTATATTAAGCTACTGGTAATGCGTCCGGCTGCACGCTTTGTGGCATTCCACCCATTGTACCTGCTTCTGGTGCGCCTTGCATCATCGGATTCTGTGCAGCCATAAGCATCTGTTGATCAACCATTTTTTGCGTTTCCATAACTTCATTTACTTCGTTAGGCATAAGATCAGCAAACTCAAGTAGCTTTCTTTGGTAGATGTCTTTTAGCTTAGGATTGCCCGGCATGTTTTGATACACTACGCTCAACTTCTCTAGCTTTTTACTATCCTGACTATCCTTTTCATCCTGTGACCAAATCTTTACAGAATAGCCTGAAGATGTAATGTAGTCTTTTGGCGCTATATCTCGTTTGTACATCTTGTTTGAGTTCCGGCCCTGCTTTTCAATTTGCACAACATCAAGCTTGTCCTGACCGGCCTCTATGAGTTTCATAAACTTATACGCTCTTTCCTTCCACACCTGCGTATAGAATTTACTCATCCCCTTGACTCGCTCTTTAGCCTCGCCAAGTGCTAGTTGCACCTCGCCAAGCGTTATTGATCGCTCTGTCTGCGCACCCTGTTGCGTAGCTGTTGCGCCCGTTGCTTTTTCAATAAAGCCTGTCACATACTGAATCTCGTCTAATGACTCCGTAAGATCCGGTATGTCTACCTTTTTAATAAGCTCATCCGGATTGCCCGGTACGCCATACCAGCCCCATGCTTGCGGTACAAATGATTGTGGCATAAAGCCGTCTTTTGTTGAATCGTAGTAATGCATACCAAAGCTCCTGAGTGTTCTGTGCTCCACAAGCTGGGACAGCCATGCATTAAGCACCTTATTCGGTGTTCTTACTACGTCGCCGACGCCATCAACCCAAAAGTCCTGCATGTCTATATCCTCGGCCCATGTGTTGTAAGGCAAGTGATTTCTCCAATAGTTATCCTGCGTTTTGCCTATGACCTTTTCAAGCGGCTTATTAAGTAGTATTGCGTAGTTATCAGCCACAACTTTAAGATACAACTGTTCTTCTTCATCCCCTTCTTTCATGTCATACACAAAGTGCATGGCAAGCTGTACATACGTTTCTCCAAGCACCGGATTTTCTACGTCCGATACGCCCATTATTTCTAGTTTTTTGTTCTTGTCCCGAAGTTGCTGCGTGTTTTCAGAAAGCTTTACTACTCCTTCCTGCGTCTGATACCATGCTTTAAGCCGTTTCACCTCATCTTGATCATACTCCGTATTCTGTTCAAGCTCGGAAAGCCGTTTAAATATGTTGTTGTGTATGAGGAAACCTGCTGAATCTATATTTGTCGGATCTACGTATCTATCAATGAGTATGTCCATCGGATCAACTATCCCCATGAACACTTTGCCATCTGCTATCTGCATTTGGTCAACTGACCGGCCATATAGCAAAACTTGCTTTTTGTCTACGATGTCTTTGATCTCCATCTTATTGCAATGCTCACCTATCGTATACTTCCAATACTCATTCTGAAAGATCTCCGCCTGATCATTGTTATCTAAGTTTTTAAACTCAATAACCGGCATATCATCAATATCCTTTAAAAGCGTCTTTATCGTTTGCTTCATCAACGGCACATTTACAGATTGTCTTTGTAGCAGTCGGTTTACTTGCACCTTGTCCCGATACAAAGAGTATATTTCAGTCCAATCTTCGTGCCTTCTTTCTCGGTAGTTATAGCCCGAAATTTCATTATTTATTAGCTGCTGTAGTTCCGGACTGATTAGATTAGTGGGATTCATAAAATAAAGGATAGACCACGACTCTATTATTATGCAAGTGTTCCTGCAAGGTATGGCTTAACACCACCAAAATTAGTTTGTGGCTTTTTCGGCTCTGTAGCTTTGAGTGATTCTAATCCATACCTGATTGCGTCCATAGGGTTTGACCACTCATGTACCGTATCATCCGGCTCGTTTATTACGTTTCCGTTCCTGTCTGTTACAAAAAGGTAGTTTCTGTACCCTTTAAGAGTTTTCAGGCTTCTGCTTGTTATACCCACTTTCTGTGATTGAACATACTGTATTCCCTGATTCACGCTTCCCGGCCCTTTCTTTGATCCTATGATATTAATGCCGTATGATGCTATTTCATCTATGCTTTTAGGCTCGGCGCTATCCGCGCATACCATTGCCCGCGGTTTATTCAATAAAATGTCTGCTATAGACCGATTGCTTAATCCTTTTTGGTACGTTACTTCGTCAAGTATGAAAGTCCCCTGAAAGTAATATATAGCAATAATAACTGTCGGATCAATGCTGTACCCAAAGTCTAATCCATATCTTACAAGACGCGCATTCTCCGGTATTGCGTCTATAATATTCCAATCTGTGTAAATACGGCCTTCAAGCTGTCCAAGTTGTCCAAGGCCGTATACTGTCCACCATGCTTTGTTACTCTTGTGCGACTCTATCTCTTCTATCATCGTCTGATTCAAAGCATCGTTATCTAAGTACGTCAATGTTATGAAATCTATTTTTTCTTTTCTGTTCGGATAAAGATCAGTGTAAAACCAAAATTCTGTTATGGGATTCCAGTCAAGCCAAATGATTTCATTAGTACGCGCAATAAGCTGATCTACAATAAGGTATGAAAGATTGTTACACTCATTTATAAAAAGTACGTCGCGGCGTGGGCCGTGGGCTTTGCCATACGTGTCTACTGATAGAAACTCTACTTTGCACCCGGTTTCAAACACGTATACGTGCTTTGTGCTGTTCCAAAGACTGTCATTCCAATATCCCCGATCTTTCATGATATTTTCAAAGTCGCGGATAGCGCCCCCGGCCAAATGCGGGTATGATTCGGATACAATCGTGACCACCTTATTTGCATTTTTCTTAAGCTGTGCGTAGTCTATGATCCAAACAAGTATAGATATTGTCTTTGAAGCAGAAGTACCGCCAGTTACAGCTCGTATTCTCTTCTTAAGTGAAAATATCTTTTGAGTTGATTTTGTATCCTGAAAAGTAAAATTAGCTATTTGATCTTCCGCCATAAATAGGTGTTGGCAATGGTTTACCGTCTGTTGTATTGTCTACTTTTTCCCTCATTCCGTGGTTGTTTTGCAATAGTAGCTTTACAATTGTAGAGTTGACTTCTTTGCCTCCGTAAATGCCGTCGTTGATAAGCTGATCTGCTTGTGTTAGCATTAATTCTTTCAAAGTAGCGGAAAAGTCTTTGTGTATTTTGGCCCATTCATTAAGAGTTTCATCGTCTACACCCAAGAAAAGGGCCAGTCCTTGCTTAGTCGGTAATTTTGTCTGCTCACGACCGCACATGAGCAGATACTCTTTAGTTTTACCGACAAATGAAGCGTCATATTTTGTCGGCCGACCCATAACTACTTTTTTCTTAAGTTTTTTTACTACTGTTTTCTTTCTTACCGTCTTTTTCATAAAGGTTTGGTAATTTATATATTCCGGATCATCACATAGAAAGTCCGGTTTGCGTGTTCTGTATATGCTTTGCGTATGTACCCTTTCGTAATAAGTGAGTTTATAGCATTTAATGCCGTATAGCTTTTCACGCCCTGCGTTTGCATCGCGGCGATGATTTCTTTCTGAGGCACGACAGTCTTTTCTGTATTGCACCAGAATTTAACATAGATCATTATGTTTGTTTGAAGTTTATTTATTTCTCCGTACATCTAGTCATAAATACTACCATGTTACATTTAGACTTACAATGTCATGGTGTGTACCAAAAAAAGGATGCAGGGTACTGTGCGCTTTAAACACGGGCCTTAATTGTCAAATTAGACGTGTATCAAACTATATCATTTAGCCTTATTTACCAAAAACGCAGCGTTTAAGAAGTTTGCTGTTTATTCTATTATAAAATCATCAAAAAAATGAATATTAGAATATCAAGGGTAAAGCCGATGAACATGATCTTTCCCATAATGCCGACTACTTCGTGAATGAGTTGTGTTTCGGTCATATCTTAATGAACGACTATTTTCCCCTGACGGCCCCATCGCTTTGTTTTAGTTACAGACCAAACGAATGAGTCGTCTTCGCACAAGCAATCTAAAAACGCTTTTTCAAGATTGTCTATGTCCGGCTTTTGCGTATGTGGTTTTCCGTCTAGTCGTAGTTTCTTCTTTTCGCTCCATGATTCAGGCATAGGCAATATGAAACTAATGTTTAGCTTCGCCGTTACTTGGTACTTTTTTGATCGTGCTTGTGCAACGAGCTTGTCTTTAAAAGTCCAGTAATGCAGTACGCAGTCTCTTCTCGCCCACGTGTCGGATCTAACCATTCGTGGCTTAGATATAGGATCTATTAGAAATACGTATGTTTTCATAATTTAGGCCTCTAATATCTTGTAGCCAGCGTGTCAACTGAATAGACGGTGAAGTCATCAATTTTGCTTTTTAGGTTGCGGTTTGGAGCTTGATTAAGATGCTTTCAAATCAAAAGCTAACTTCAGCAAATGCGAGCCACCCCCCTGCTGGCTAACAAGATATTAAAGTGCTAAAACAAAATGGGACAGGCAAGGATTTGTTATTATTAGCTACTAGTGGCTAATAAATGCGTTACCTTACATGGCTTATCTTTGTCACTATACCCACCTGTCGGTGAATGTAAGCTACGTGAAACTACGTTTACCCTTTCCGTCATCTGTCCCAATCTATTTGTAAAGGTTTGTTTAATCCCTTGGCCCTGTCCGTTGCCGGACAAGACCAAATCATTAAACTTAAAAATCTGCGTCTTTTGGTATTCCAGCGCTTGGCGCCACGTCTTCATCTGTCATTTTAGCATCTATTAGTGCTTCAATGCTGTCCTCTACCATAGACACATTATCTCGGATCTTCATAAACATACCCTCGTCCTGAATGACTACAGGAAAGTCGTTCTCCTTTACTATCTCAAACTTTGGAATCCAAGAAGATCCGTAATCCGTTTTGACCTTTTCTGAAGTTATATCAACAGTAAGAGCAAAGATAGGTACAGGAATAGGCTTTGCTTTCGTGTATATAGATACGTCTTTTCCGAATTGCCACAAGCTTTGTAGCTTCGTTCCGGTGAAATACATCATGAACGGCGCAAACTTGCCTTCATTGATTATGACGCCAGCAAGTATCTGATTAAACACATTCTTCTTTCCCTTATACCCATCAGCTCTAAATCCTCTTGAGATCGTGAGTACATGGCATCTAATCGGATTAAACTGTTCTTTTGTGGGCTTGTAATAAAAGAATCCATCAGTCGCTTCTTTGCCGTCTGCTAATAGATTTTCCTGCGACTTTCCGGCGCTTTGGATCTTAAGAAGTGGTAGTGATTGACCCAAATTTTCTGATCCCACTTTCGCGTTCTTCATAAATAGCTCGGCTAATACCGGGTTATTTTGGACGGCTGCGAGGGCCGTTGTTTCCCACGTGTCTTTTGTAATCTGCATACAAATAAAATTAAATAGTAATACGTCAGAATATCATACGAGCGGTCGTGTTGTCAAGCGCATTTTTGCTTTCTTCTTTCTTGCCTTTACAGCAAGCTTAGATAAGTTTTTGTAGTATTCTTTCCCATACTTTATAAGTATGGTTTTATTACCCTTTTTACCCATCTCCGAAAAGTGTATTTTTCCGTATTTCTTAAGCGTTGATTTACCGCCGCGCCGTGATATTTTTTTGTGTGTTGCTTTACGTTTTGCCATAAATATATAAATTAATAATGCTTTATTGATTGATCTTTATCCGAATCACAAGGATCAATAACATATAAACGAATAATGTAAAGAAAGCTACTATCATGAGATTGAAATCACGGCGTGTACGCCGTAACTCTTAAACAGGAGCTTCTGCGCTATCCGTGCGTCTTGCCACGCGTGAGCCTCTGACGGAAACTTCTTAGACTCAAGCGCTGCGATGACTTCTTTCGGCACTCCTTTCACTGACTTTCGGTTGATGAACATGGTGTAGGGTATTTCTTTCATTTGCAGGGAGCGGACAACATTCCGCCTAGGTAAATGAGTAACAGTGTCTGGGACACGAGCCACAGTATAGCCAAGTCACACACAGCGGTGTTCATAGCTCGTTGTGAAAAATGATAATTGCTGATGGAAAAGGAGCAGAGTTCTTACTATCACCAAACTTTAACCGGCCTTTTATAAACCGAATCTCAGTTGATTTCATACAGTAATCGTGCCATGCCCTAGTGTCTGTCCTGCTAGGTATTAAAAATACAACCGTCTTTCCTTTCTGATATTGCTCCCAGCCCTTTTTGAGCCATTTGTTGAGCTCTGAATAAGGTGGATTCACGAAATTACACCCCCCCCACTCAATAGACAGCCCGTCAAAAGTCGGTTTCTCTGGACAAGGATCAAAGTCAAACCTAAACTCCGCATCTAAAACCTGATACACAGATTTCGGTGTGTTCCAGTTGTCGGTCAAGCTGCTGAATAATGGTTTGGTTCCCTTCATAGCTCAAGGATGTGCACAACTGCTG